CATGTCCCGGATCTTTTCCTCCCGCAGCAGGCTTTCAAATGTGTCCGCCACGTTGGAAAGGTTGAATCCCTGGGTCACGCTGTCGCACTTGAAGTGCTTCCCGGTCATCGCCTGGATCAGCTCCATTGCGGACCATCGGTCATATCCGGTCATAAGCGGGTAGATTTTGTATTTCTTCACCAGGTCCATGAACCAGTGCAGCACGTCCGTATAATCCACGTGCTCCTCGCCGCTCAGGCTCAGGAACCCTTTCCGAATGTAGATCTCGTACGGAATCCCGTCCCGCTTGGTCGCTTCCTCCAGCCGGTTCTTCGGAAGCCAGAAGTGTGCCTTAATCCACAGGATCCCGTCGATCTCGCAGATGAATCCGGCCGCCGTCAGGTCGATCACCTGGGAAAGGTCCAGGCCCCCGACCACATATTTCCCGCGCAGCTCCTCCATCGGCTTCCGCCATCCGAAGGCCTTGTTGATGTCCTCCGCCTTCAGCCAGGCGGTGGACAGGTTCTGCTTCAGGTTGCAGTATTTCGTCTTGAATTCGATTTCCTTGCTGATGCTCGCATGCGCGATTTTGATCTGGTCCTCAATGAACGACCGCTTCACGCTCACGCCCATCCCCGGCAGGCTTTTTTCCAGTTCCTCCAGATCGTCCCATTTCTCGATGTCGTCGATCATGTAGAGCAACGGCAGAATCCGCTGCTCCCCTGAGTGCCCCATCAGGAACGCCGTGCCGCGCTTCATCAGCTCGTCGAATATTCCGTCATTCTCGTATCCGCCGGATGAGATCGCCATTCCCAGCGGCTCTTCCCGCGCGCCGGTGCCGGAACCCATGACTTCCCACTGCCTCAGCCCCGCAACGCCCTGCCATGCGGCCACCTCGTCCGCGCAGTAGAACATCGGATTATAGCCGTCCGACTTTTTGCTGGCGAAGGCCAGCTTCCGGACCATGGTGTTCGTCTCAGCGATCATCAGTCCCCGATATTTGGTGCTCTTCGTGATCTCGTCCAGTTCCGGTTCCGCGTGGACGTTAAACTCGAAAGCGGAATAACACAGGTCGCTCTGGTCCAACTTCGGCGCCAGGAAATAGATCTCGCTGCCGAATTCCCCCGCGGCATACGCCATGTAGCACGCGATCGCCGCTGCCAGCAGCGTCTTTCCCATCTTCCGGCCGATCAGCCAGAATACTTCCGTGAACTGGCGCTTTCCTTCGCCGTTCACGATGCCGAAGATCAGCTCGACCGCCGACAGTTCCCACAGCTCCAGCCGGATCCGCTGCGGCGCCAGCTTGCCCTTGTAGTGATGGCAGTACCGCTGGATGAACCGGACCGCGTTCTCCGCCAGCCTTCGGTCATAAAACCATCGCTTTTCATCCAGTCCCTGGATGATGATCTCATACAGCAGCCGGATCCATTTCCCGACGTTGACCCCGCCGCTGTTGATCTCGTTCCAGTATCCCAGGATCGCGCTCTCCGCGGTCAGCTCCGCGACCGATTTAATGCCGGTTTTTGCCATTTTCCCCGGCCTCCGCCTCAGTGCAGCCGGAAGGCGTCCAGATCCCGCGCCGCCCGTTCTTTCTTCGTGCCCCGCTCGCCGATCATGTTCCCGATCGTCGTCAGGCATTTATTGGCGCTCTCCACGTGGCGCGGAAGTTCGCTAAGCAGCGGATGCGCCACCTCCACGCTCCCGGTCTTGTATGTCTTCTCCACCGTCAGTCCGTCCTCCGCGATCTTGTCCCGCATCTGGTCGATCAGCGCCGCCTCCTCCGCGTAGATCCGCGCAGCCTCGATGAAATCCTGCTCTTTTTCGACCTGGTAGATCTTCCCGAATGCGATCATCTTCCGGTATAGCGCTGCCGGCGTCAGCTTCTCGCTTCCGCTGCGCGCCTTCACCCGTCCGGATGCCTTTTTCGTACCCGTTCCGGCCTTCCGTGCCGGCTTCCCGGTCTTCTGATCCTCCGCCCTGGCCTTCTGTGCCGGTTTCTTTGCCTTCTCTCCGGTCGCCTCCGGCAATTCCTCCGCGATGTCCGCGGAGATCCTGGCATCTGCTTTCTTCATCCGCGAATCCTCCCGAAAATCCATCAAAAAACGCTGCGTTTTTGCAGCGTTTTGGGCCGTCCTTTCATTGTCGCGCGCCCGTGGACGCGCGTCCCCCGCGACCTCGGCGCGCTTTTTTTACCTTCACTTCGGCCCTGTGGGCATGGTCTCCCCAAATTTTGAGCAAGGGGGGCTATACAGGTTCGACATGGCCTGATTCATCCACCGTCCATCTGCGGCTTTTTCTTTCTTTTTCCGCATCATGGCATCTTTTGCAGAGTAACTCAAGGTTGTCCCAGTTCAGCGCGATCGCCGGATCCCTGACGTTCGTGCTTGTCAGCGGAATCTTGTGATGCACTTCCAGCGGCCGATCAGCTGATCCGGCTTCAATCTTTCCCCTGGCAAGGCATCTCTCACATAGTCCGCCCTTTGCCTGGATAAATGACTGCCTGCATTTCCTCCAGATCCACGATGTGTAGAACTTTTCAACTTCCGGGCTTCTGTTCATTCTCTTTCATCCTCCAATGCAAACGGCGGCCTACGCAAACCACGAAGGCCGCCGCCCGGAGGAACGTCCATGGTCTGTTAGACCACTTGACGACGCATATACCATATCACAGATTTAGGTGACATGGCGTGACATCTTTCCCCCAGGCGTCAGTGCTTCATGATCTCCTGTTCTCCGGCCTTCAGATACCTCAGGATCTGGCGCCGCGAGTAGTACATCGTTTCGCTGATATCTTTGATCTTAGCCCCGTGCAGATATCGAAGCTGGATAGCCAGGTTGACGTTTGGATCCCGCAGCCATCTGATTTTCTTTTTCAGCTGTGCCCTTCTGGCCTTCAGCTCCTCGCTCGTCTCCGTGAACTTATCCCTGAGCATTGTGATCTCGATGACGTCAGACTCGACTTTGTTCCCGACTCCTCCGCCTCTGGGCATGCCCGTGATATGGCTTGTGATCCGTGTAGCTCTGGCCTCGGCCTTGATGATCATCCAGTGCAGCCGTTCCTCCTGCTTCTGCAGCAGTCTGATCCTGGCAAAATTTACTGCCTCTTCCTCCGTCGGGATCCTGTCTGTCTGAATCACCTCGACCTTCACGTTGTCCATAATGCCTGCCCTCCTATCTTCCTCATCTCGCACCGGATATACACTCCGTCCACCACATCGCTGTAGTGTACGGTGCATTGTACAAACCGATATCCGGGGTATACCTTCTCCAGAATCTCCTTCGCGTCCGCGCCAAAGCTCAGGCTGATCCGCTTGACCCGCCTGGTGCTCACCTTCGTATCGCTTGTCCGCCTCTCCGGCTTTTTCAGGTTCCGGCTCCGGAACCATTTCTTTTGGTTCTTCTGCTGCTTTGTCACGTATCGGGCAATTCCCTCCAGCCCTCTCTCGTCCGGCTGCAGGCCGAACACGTTGGTCAGTCCCTTCTCCCAGATTGCCTCCAGCTCCTCCCGGTCAATCCCGCCGTTCATCAGGATGTGGGCATGGATCCTCACCTTCCGGCCCTCTTCGTTCTCTTCGATTGTCCCCGCGTACTTCAGTTCCTCAAGGCCGCGCTTCTCCCGCAGCCGCTTCACCTTCAGCAGGAAATTCCGTATGTCCTTTTTCGCCCGATCGTACTTCGGCGCCTCCCGGTACGTCAGCGTCAGATGGATATCGCCCTCTCCGAAGTTCGCCTCCACCAGCTGCACGAAATACTGCCGGCTTCTCCGTTCGTTCACCTTCTGCTGCCGCTCCGGCGTCAGGTTCCCTCTGGCCCGCTTGGCCTTCTTCTCCATCTCCCTCCCGAAAATGGGATAGATCTCCGCGTCCAGTCTTGCTCCGGCCCTGGTGGTCCTTGTTCTGTATCCCATGCTCCCCACCCGGATCGCCGTCTGCTCGTCCCGCCACCAGGATCCCAGGAGGGAGTTCTCTTTCGGTATCTCCTCAAACAGTCCTTCGTACTCCCAGCTCATCTCTTTCCCTCCCGGCTCCGTCCTGTCTCTCTATCCCGGGGGAACCGGCGGGGGGTCCCCC